GAGGGTCTCTTTTCCAAGTTTCCTTATAAGTAATCCACCGTTCCACACCAATTTCTTGTTGAGCAACCCAGTGTATTCCATTCTCATCAATCGCATCAAGATAATGAATACCTGTCTTGGGGCAGATTACTCTGGATACTTGTGTGAATTTTACTTTTTCAGTCATTTCAGTTCCTCTTCAATCCTTTCAATCTCAAAGATTTCATTTAGAAACTCCAAACCATACTTACCCACAACCCAAGCATCTTTATCCTCAAAGAACCTATCCCCAATGGTTCTCATATTATAACATTCTTTGTCTTTATCAAAGAAAGCAATCACATAACAATACTCTTTGCCTTCACATTCATGCCACCTAACGAGTTCATACTTGTTGTTGAATTTACACCAGCGAAACTCTACATTACGAAATCTCATTCCTCATCCTCTTCATAAGGGAACATTTCATCATACTCTTCATCAGTTAGAGTCAGATACTGAACATCAGCATTTTTGTGTTCTTCAGCATACACCAACTGATAGTGAGCAAAACTACTTTCAGAAGTGCTGGCGTATTCTAAAAGACCATCAACAATACAAAGGTAGTTCATTAGAGCACCTCCCAATGTGCGTCAGATTTGTCACCGAAACGGTTAGTACCAGTTCTTGTACTAACCCAAAAAAAGTATTTACGGTTTTCTGATGCCAAGAATAACTCACCACCAGTATCCTGTTCTACAATACAAACAGGATTATTTTCCATCAGGTTCGCTAGACGATTCTTCGCTTTGCTGCTTTTGGGTTTTACTGTTACTTTTCTCATTTTGAATCTCAAGTTTCAGTTTGCGAATACCAGTAATAAAGTAAGCAAAATCACGGGATTCAGTCACCCGTTTCTCTTCACCACAGACACCACACTTACCATTCCAGACAGATGAACAACCTACAGAATATACTCCATAGGTTTGCCCACAATCCATACAAGTGGTGCCTGCCTGCTCAAGTCGTTTGAGTAGTGCCTTCTTCTCTTTGAGAGTCATCGGGGTGTTTCAGATAAAGATATTATAAGGCATCAGGAGGCGCCTTCAACGTCTTCTGTACCAGTTTCCAAAGTGTCACGCACTTTATCCATTACTTCATCCATAGAATATGTTTCTACTTTACCGAGTTCAATATCCTCCACCATTTGTAGCAGATATTCAAGGAACTCTTTAGGATAAACCTCATCTTCACCAAGAGTTCCCCAGAACCAATCTCTACATTCTTCTTCTGGATCTTCTACTGTTCTGGGGAGAGCATAGTTATCATAGTTGGATGTCATAAGGTCAGCCCAGATGCGAAATGTCATTCGCATACTCTGCCATCCTGTCATCCAACAGTGACCAATCCAGTATTCCCACCAGTTCAGAGTGGTTTTCATTTTTTCAGTTCCTTTCAGTGCTTTACTAAACATCAGCACTCATCCATTTCAACATAATCAATCTGCTTTTCATCCACCTCCTTCATATAATCCCAGTTCCAAGTGCGGGAAATGAAATCAATATCAAACCCAAACTTATATCCCCAGAACAGAATACCCAGAGCAGTTCCACTACCAGAAGTAATCTGAAGATAGGGCCAAGATGCTTGGTCATTCCAACTTACAGAAACTTGAAGTAAACTTCTACGCCTGATGTTTATAATCTGGACATAATATTCGTGTCCAAAGTCATAACGATGCTTGAATTGAATTAGATTCATTGTTCTTTAATTACACAAGATGTAGTGCATTTAAGGTCACCAGAAGACCCAGAGACCGTAGATGTATGGTGTGGGGTCTTTTCTGGTGTAAGATTATAAGACACCAACAGACCCACAGCAAATCCAAATAAAACAATAGCAATATTACGTGGATTCATTGTTATCCTCAAAGTCAAACCATTCATATAGAGAGTTCATCGCACCATCCACCACACAATCAACCACAGCATCTTCGTGTGGATTCTCTACGTGTTTATGGGCACGATTGTATCCATAACGGACACCTTCTTCCAGTGCCATCTCCAATACCTTACGAAAGTTGGGTTTCATATCAGTAAGGAAGAGACTTCAGACCATCCAGAACTTCTTGAAAGCGTTCGGCACGACTCTTGTGGTGCTCTACATTTTCTTCAAGCACACCAACAATATCGTCCAGAACGACATTCAGGGACGCATCAGTATCAAAGTATTGTTGGATTGCTTCGGCAAGATACCGCCGCCGACTCCATTCCATACTATAGGGTTTGTAGTCCATAATAATGGGTGTATTTGGGTGTATTATAGGGTATTTACTCTTGGTTGTCAAGTTCTGCCAAATAATCGACCCACCACTGGGGGTCTCTTTGATATTTCCAGTTGGGAACTTCTTTGCCGTGTTCAAAGTACCATCGCCATATTGCTTCATCGATTACTTCAGCAATCTCAATCCTTCTCTGCCTCTTCATCAACGTCTCCATATGCATTTTCCACGTAGGGTCCGTGCTCTCGTTTGGAATCTTCTCGGACATAATTGACTTCTGATACGCTAGAGGACAACCAGACAGATACTTTCATTATAAGATATATAACCGCTAGTGGAAGAAAACAAAGTGAAAGTATGACGGCGTGTTTCATTGATTTTTTCGATCATACTGATGCCACTTACACCATCCATCAGGTGAAATCTTACCTTTCACAGCAGTGCAAGCATTGGGTGGTCTCCACATATTACAATTAGAGCACTTTTCATTACCCTTTGGTTCATTCTGATATTTTGCAGTCGCTTTTGATGCTTTTTCTTCTTCTGATAAAAATTCTTGAAATGATTTCATTATTCTTTCTCCAAACACTTCTCAAATTTATCTCTCAACTCATTTAACTTAGTTTGATGTTGAAACTCCATAATATGTTCGTTAATTTCTTTTTCTTGATCAGTGAATTCCATACGATACTTTGTCTTAATATCAATCAAGCGCACCATATCCATATAATGCTCTGGACTTTTATTTACAAACTCTTCGTAGGTCAATCCCGAGTCCTCCAATCGGTTTCGTCTTCATCACGTTTAAACCAGTCAAGAAGTTCATCAGGACTATCAAATCCTCTCCTACCAAATCTTTCGTGCCCTAAACCACCAATATCCATTGAGTTTAGGAAATCATCCATTTCATCCATATTAGGGTTTTCTGCTTTACGTCTTGCCTGACGTAGTATTGTGGCAGCAGAACGATTTGCTTTCGCAAGTTTTTCTGCCCAAATCATATCTTCCAAACTCACTTCTTCGTGAAGTACAATCTTCTCACAGATTGCTTCAAGTCTCAACCGATACTGCGTAGAGAGCATAAGAATTACCAGATATAGGGTTATTTATTTTTATATTCGTCCATCAACTCTTTTGCGAGTTTCATAGAACGACGCCACATTAGATATTTTACCACAGGATTACGTGGATTGTTCAATAACCACCACTTTTGTTTCTCAAAGTTAGATTTTGCTAACTTTGCAAGATAATAAAAAGCAGCAGCGACACTATCATCCGTTGCGATGAAGTATGCCACTACTGCGAATACGATAAACCAAGCATAGTAAGTCATCGTCTTAAATTTTTTAGGTAGTCTAGCACGTGCCCACGCACTGCCATCAATTCGTGATAGCATTTCTGATTATGAGAACATTGACGAAGTTCGTGATCTGGTTTATGAACACTCTCAATAAACAGATCAAGACCACGATTCCATTTGACTTCAGGAGTTTCTTCCATAATGTGTAATACTGCTACACTATTTAACCGAAAAATTGTTCAACAGTTGAAGTTTTCTTTTTAGAAGCCTTAACTTGTTTTAAAATATAAGATTTAGCAGTTGCATAGTTGTTGGCAGTGTGAACTTGTTCTCCGTTATGAATGATAACAAATTTCTTACCCCAAGGAACTGCTGCCCACATTCCATCCTTAGTCACATAACCATTCGGACTTCCTGGTTTAGGATTAAAAATACCTTCGTTTTGGGTGTTCATCCAAATACCGCAGTTACACTGATAATTTTAGCCTTAGGATTACGAGCAAGTGCAGTTTGTTTTGCATCTTGATAGTCACGTGCTTCAACAATTTCATCAAAGACTTTACCAGCAACAAAAAGTTGAACTTTGCAGCGCATTGGGTGGATTCCTCCTGATGTGTAGGTAGTTTAGCAGAAAAATCAGCGTTTGACAACGCTGATGGCAGGTTGCCCTTGGTTGAACACGGTATCCACCACCGCTTGGACCTTCTTAGCGGTGCTGATGCCCACAGAAGAGTAGACAGGAATGCAGACCAGTCCGAAGGACTTGGTGTAGTCCTGAAGGGCACCAGGGGTGATCCTGCCGCTGCTGAGACCCTCTGCATCGTCCTTATGCAGGCGAATGACCCGCCCAATGGTCTGGGAGATCCCAATGTAGTCCATCGACCGCATAAACAGCACTGCCTCCAGACCAGACACGTTGATACCCTCAGACAGAATGCTGTGGTGCAGCACTACAAACTTCTTGTCGATGTCCTTGCCCCAAGCAGAGAGAGTGTCGAAGAACACCTCACGGTTGACCTTCTGACCGTCAATCACAGCACCAGTCTTAGACGTGATGTACATCCAGGAGAAACCACGGTCCTCCAGTTGCTTACAGAAATCAGTCTGCGAAACCAAAGAAACGATCTGCTTGGTTGCCTTGGAGCAGATCAGAACCTTGCCCACCTCCTGAGCATCAATCGTCTGAATCAGATTCTCACAGTCAACATCAGCAACGATCTGACCTTTGGAGAGCATTTCAAACTGCTGAACAACAACTTTAGGAGGAACAATGAAACCACCGTCCACCAGTTCGGGAGCAGGAACATTGCAAATCACGTTGCCATAAACGGCAGCGTCATTCATGCCAGGTTTGGAAACAGTAGCAGAATGCTTAGGAGTAGCAGTGAAGAAGTAGCAGCGGTCAGCAGTAGAAGCGAAGTGCTCCGTAGCAGGGAAAAAGTGACGCTGAACGCTGTTATGTGCTTCATCGAAGTAGATGGTATCAACGTGAAGATCTGCTTGCTGCAGGCGCTGCAGAGAGTTGTAGGTAGTGAAGATCAGTTGATGCTTGTAGGCACGGCGAGACCAGTTGTAGATTTCAGAAGGTTTGGTCGTACTTTGATGATGAGTTTCACCACTATGGACGTGCAGAACAGCAGCAGTCGTGATAAACTCAAGAAACTCACTAGACAGTTGTTCTGCCAATAGAATGCGAGGAGCAACAACTACAATAGTCTTAGGAGTATCAGATTGAAACTCACGAATCGCATCAAAGATGGCAACGTTGGTCTTGCCAGAACCAGTCGGCATGATCACCTGACCAATACGATGCTGCAGCAAGGCATCCAGAGCACGTTGCTGGTGGGGACGGAGTTTAATCACTGACCTCATTGCGTATAGGACTATTATAGCAGAAAACCTCCCCTAGTGCGACCCAGTGGACGGTTCTTAAAGTGTCCTCATATCAATAAATAATAGAAAAAACGGAAATGGCATTAAAGACATACAAAAGAATTGGAATAAGGAGAGATAGAAACTTATCCGATGTCTCAGATCCTACCGCTTCATTGAATAATCTTTTAGATACTCTTGTTGATGATGCCAATTCAACGTTTATTTCAGAAGACTTAAATCCCATTAGAAATATTTTTTCTAATGGATTAACAAACGATGGATATAGGCAGATTATAGGAAGTGCAGAAGTATTCACGGATTCTAATGGAGTTACTCAATCATTTTTCCCAAGAATTACATATCAAAATCGTTTAGATAGATTTAGATCATTCTCAGGAGAACCTAGAATTAATGGAGGTGGTGGATTAACAGCAAAATATTATGATAAAACTCAAGTTTTTGAAAATACAACAAATATTTTCTCTGGAAGCCCATTTAAAGTTGATAACTTTTGGGAAGCTGGGCAATTCACTTATAGTGGAAAAATCACTCCAGAATCATCTGACGTGAATGGTGGTGTAGAATGGGAAGGATACTTTATTCCAACAGATACAGGAGCACATACTTTTTATGTGAATGGAAGCGCACTGTTAACTGTCGATTTTCAAACTGAAGGATATGTTTCTGGTGTTGGAACATACACAGAGGCATCAAGAGTTGGTTTATCCAGTGTTTTTTCTGGTTCTGGTACTATCGACACAAACACGATTACACTAGCAAGCCCTGCAAATACAAAACATATCGGTATTGGGCAAAGTGTCTCTGCTTCGGGTATTGTTGCTGGAACAACTGTTGATTCCTATGATAGAGATAGTGGTATTATAACACTTCTACCACCTTCTGGTAGCACATATGCACTTTCTTCCAATGTAAGTGGAAATATTACTTTCTTTAAAACAATCGGGCAAAGCACCCAAGTTTATTATACCACATATGTTCTTGAAGCTTATCAAAGATATAGAATTCGATTTAGATATTATGTTCCACAG